TTTTACATCTGATTTCATTTTAACTCCTTATAATTTAAGGAGCTCCGTAGAGCCCCCTAAAATAAATTAATTATACTGTAGCACTAAATGGTGTAGCTAATGCACCTGTAGCTCCAGATACTACTTCTACTTTATATCTGTTTGCTCCAACTACTGTAGCCTTAACACTTGCTCCACCAACTCCACCTGTAGTAGTACCATTTAAAGTAATAGTGTCTGATGCAGTTGCTGTACTAAATACTGCCATACTTGTAGTACCTTCACCTATAATTGCTGTTCCTACCAAAGTATCACTAGAATTTGCTACTTTTACAATAAAGTTACCTGTTACTGTTGTTGAAAGTACGAATTCAAAAGCTGCACCATAATTATTTGACTGATTTGGATCAGTTGGATCACTTGGTGAACTTGTATTTACAGCTGGTAAAGTAAAAGTTGCTGTAGATACACTTGTGTAATATATTTGTTTTCCAGCATCATTTGCAACAGTTAATGTTTTTCCTACTGCTGTTGTTACTGAGTTTGATACTCCAGCACTAATAAAACCTGCTAAAGATTTTACTGGTCCTGAAAACGTTGATTGTCCCATATTATTCTCCCGTATAGTGGTTAAGCTCTGTAGTCTCTATACCGTCTGTCTAGCCAGTCTACAAAACTAATTATATCTAGATTATTTATTATTATAAAAGAAAAAGGGGCCAAAGTAAACCTTGGCCCCTTTTGTGGAAAGACTTAATTATTAAGCCGCTCCTGGTGTTCCGAAGATTCCTCTAGGGTCAGACCAACCGAAGCTGTATCTTTCTCTAGCTTTAAATCTAACGTTACCAGTGTCAAAATCGCCTTCAATAGCTGTTTTGATTGGACTTCTAACAAAATTTTTCAATCCGTTAGGAGCATCTGTAATGATAAAGAATGCATCTGTATCAGTTAAGAAATGGTTGATTCTGTAACCTTCAGGAATCATTCCCATATTTAACATTGCATTAATGTCATTGTCAGATGTAGATGTTCTAAGTGGAGATCTTAAAACTCTCTCAGCAGTAAATTGTAATTCTTTTGGAATAATCAATTTTCTACCTTGAAGAGCGATTTTCAATCCTCTTTCATCTACAAATCCCGCAATGTCAATTAACGATTGTTCTAAAGAAGTTTCGTTAAGATCCGCTGCAGTAGCTAAAATGTTTGAAAATGTTGATCCATTAGCAAGAGGGTGAGAAGCGTTTAATAAAGAAACACCATCACCTCCGTTGTATGAGCCAGTAGTATCAAAACCATTATTCAAAATGTTAGCTGCTATTGTTTGTTTAGTTTGTGACATTGAACGAGCTAAAGCTCTAGTGTATCTAGAAGCTAATCTATCATACAAGTTATCTTCAATAGCTTCCTCAGTAATAGCAAATGCTAAAGCAATTGTATTATGAGTGTATCTTGAAGTGTAGGCTTCAGAAGCTTGGTCGAATTGCACTCCTGCACCTTCTTGTTTGATAGCTGCACCCGCAAAACCTGTTAACATTACTTCTTCTTCAAAAGCTCTGTCTGAAGATTCAGATGTAAAGATTTCTGCGTGTTCGTTGTCGTATCTGTTGTATTCCAGGCCGAATAGGGCATTCAATCCTGGCTCTAGTTCTTTAACTAGTTGTGATCGTGATATAGCCATAGTTTATATTCTCCTATTATAGTCCTGCAGTAGCTGCCTTATAGAAGTGATTGTTAATTCTAACAAGCACATTCGCATTAGACACAGCTACATCGCTGTTAAGTACGTCGCCTGATATATCAATTGCTTGAACTAAATATGTAGAATCCGTTCCTGAATTCGCTACATCTAATTGTACATAAGATATACCTGTTTGTATATTTCCAGTTACATTATTAACTGAAAAGTTTTTAAAGATGTCGGCAACTGCAAATACACCATTAGCATTCACTTCGAATACTGTGTCTGGTGCATCAATTACGAAAGCAACGATGTCACTTGCGTTAACTGAACTTGGAAGATAATTCTTCCATGTTGGTTTTTGAGTTGTCGGATCTGTATAAAAACAGCCATTAAAAACTCCCACAGCAGGTGTAGAAGTATTAGCAATAGCTCTTCCAACTGTACCAGAAGCGAATGGTATAACCACATCACCTTGGTAAATGTTAGTAGAGTTATCAGTTGCTACTCTATATCTGTTTTGGGCGTTGATAAATGGACTGCCATTAAGTTGTCGACTTGGTCTTAGACCAAATCTTTCTGTTACGTTTGCCATTTATTTATACTCCGTTTGTTTTAATTTAATTTACAGTAGTTGACTTTTGCCAAACAATTATGACTTACGTCCACCACCAAAAGTTACACGGGACTGTCTATCAATATTGATAGGCATTCCAGGTCGTTGTTCCTTCATTAAATCAGCATCAATCGACTTTATTCTCTCCTGAGTAATTTTTTTAAAATACTCGGAACGACTTTTGACAATTTCTTCAGGTATCCTTGCCAACACAAGGCCGCCAACCCCGATCAACCCAGCATATTTTCCCTCAGCGATTACTGGATAATCATGATCGCCTGTAGAATTTTTAATTTCTTCAGACCTCACAAATTCCCAACCTTCTCTGAGTTTTTTAGATACGTTTGCCGTATCCTGAAAACCCTGCGATTCTGTTCTAATCCATCTGTGAACAAAACCCGCTGGTGCTTTAGGTGCATCCAGACTTGACGGTGGAGTCCAAGGCTTCTTACGAAGATCCTTACTTCTTACTTCTGACTCGCGTGAAGTTCTATTTTTTATTTTATCGCTCATTATACCTCCTTCACGTATTTAGCGTACTCTTCTAGTGGCACCCCTAATTTTTTGGCAATAGCCACCTGTGACTTGGTGAGTTTCACGGTTCTGCGTCCTGATTGTTTTCTTCCAGCAGAAGCAACAGTTTGGACGGGTTTCCTGTTCTCCTCTGTAACCTCAGATTCCTGAGATTTAGCAAACTTATGAGGATATAAATCCTGCATTCGTTTATCTACTTCATTATAGTACTCATCACTCTCTGCGTCAAACCCCTGACTTACCAAGTCTTCATGAAGCATAAATGCTGAGTTTGTCATGTATTTATCGTTACCAAACCACTCATTCTTTTCAGCCCATGACTTAGCTTTTGTACTTGGAATGATTGGTTGTTGTGGTGCTTTTTGCACAGGTTGAGCTTTTTGTTGTTCATCAAAAGATTTTCTAGCTACCTCACGTTCGCTCATAACGATTCGTGCCTTTTCTTTTTCAACGGACAACCTTGTCAGTTCATCTTGTGCAGTTACGATTTGTTCCGCATCTTGAGACTCAATGGCAAGCTTTAACTTAGCTTTAGCTTGTGCACGTTGAGCATCAACTCTTGCGTCAAATTCTTTAATATAATTTGTGTCTACATCCATATACTTAGATTCAGCATCTGAGTATTTTTTCTGTAAACCTTTAGCGTATTCTAAAGCAGCTTGTTCTCTTCTTTCTGCTTCACGTATTTTATAAGTTAATTTATCAATACGTTTTTTTACGCTTTCCGTGTGTTGCTCTAGATTATCAACAGGTTTTTTTTCTTCTGTTTTAGCTTCAACTTTAGGTTGATCTTCTATTTCTTCAACAGAAATTTTTTCTTTTTCTTTTTCTGCTTTACCATCGTGAGTTGTATATCCTAAATCAACTTCTCCAACATTTAAGTTAGGTGCTTTTTTAGGTTCTTCTTTGTCTTTTAATTCAACCGAAGTTTCATTAACATCATCTAGATCTAATTCTACCTCAGGTTGTTTTTTTGTTTGTTCATTCATGTTGTCCTCCTATTAGTACATGTGCAAAATATCAGAGGGGTTATCTATCTTAGCAATGATTTCATCATCATTAAGAATTCTAACTTCGCCTCCTTCTATTTTGAATCGGCTACCTGCATATCTTCCAAAAATTACCCACTCACCTTCTTTGCACCATGGTCCTAATGGAAATTTATCTTTATCTCTAAAACAAAGATTTCCCATTTTAAGAACGTAAGCACAAACAGTTGTCATTTGGATTGTGTCTTTAGAATTATCAGATAGAATAATTCCACCTTTAGTTTGAGCTGGCCCAGCATAAGGCAAGACTAAAAGTCTCCAGCCTGTTGGCTGAGGCATTCTATCTAAAGTAGATTTATCTATTGAGTTTGGATTGAGAACTTTCTCAACCACTTCTTTATCTTGGTAAACGTCTTTTAAACCTTCGTGTATAGAAGGTATATCAGTTGTTACTGTCGTCGTCATCTTCACTATTCTCCCGTTTCAGCAGGTCATTAAGATCCTGAAGCAGAGTTTCTAAGGCTCTGAGTTGACCCCTAGAATAATGAAGTTTATCAAGCGTGTCTATACCATAGCAAAGTTCATCCTTTATCACGGTTAAACGCTTGTTTATTAGTTTTTTTATATCTTGAACTGTATCAATACTTAGCATTTTTTTAATATACGTATAATATTATATTGTTCGTTGTTGTCAAATTCTTTTCCTAAACCTATTTTATGGGCATGTTCTTTTGCATCAGTTCCTTTAATAAATATTTCTGTTAGATCTTCTCCCCATTTTTCTACACCTTTTTTTAAATACTGTTCTCTTCTAACTCTTTCTTGTTCTGTAGATTCAGCACCATCCCAAGAAGACTTACCATGGAAGTGTAATATAAAAGGATAAACAGCTAACATAGTTTTATAACCTTTAATTGCAGATCTAATTCTATAGTCCATATCTTCTCCACCACAATTAGAAAACGTATGATCAAAATAACCAACCTCATCATGTATCTTATAAGGTATTCTAGCTAAATACATTTGCATAAATATACGTTCATTTAAGTCATTGAATTTAAAGTTATTTTGGTGAAAATTTACAATAGCATCTAAATAATGTTCTTTACCAATATACTCTTCTAATTGCATAGTAGGTGCAGTTGAAAAATCAGAACTCTTATACATAAAGTTAACATTACAAACTGGTATTAAAATCATATCATCTGTTTGTTTTAATGCTTCTAACCA